GATCGATTCGTTTCGAGTGGTGATGATCAATTCGAATTTCTCATTAAATTACGACATCAACCTTAAAAAGGTCTATGAATGGTTCGCGGCGTACGGCGACGTTTTCAAAGTCAGTTTCGAGCCGGATAAATACAGCGCTGTGAAAATTAAATTTAAGCCCAGCGAAGATATGAAGATGGTCACCACCTCCATCTTCAGCACAGGCAAAATTATCATCACAGGAGCAACTACCTTGAAGGAGATTGCGTTCGCCTATAACATCATCAACTCACACATAAACGAGAATGACGAAATTCGGGTGTCTCCCACACAGGAAAAAGATCTATTTGGTGTCTATCTCGGATACAAGGTGGATGACATGATTAAACACCTCCGCGACAAGGGATTTGAATCCTGGATGTACACGACCAGTAATGATAGAATTAATTTCTGATGTTATAATAATAAAATGTCCCAGCGTCTCGGTATGGCCGACGGCCGGTGTTTCACCGTACAATCTTCAGCGCAGCTCCTGAATAACCACATTATGAAATCCAACGGCATCAGCCTCGAGGATAATTACTCCTTCCGCCAGCTTCTTCAAAAGCAGGGACCAACCGTCATGGATCCGGTGCGGGCGCAGCAGGGCTCCGGAAAGTGCATCACATGCGACACGCCCCTCCTCAAGACACCATCCGCGTACTAACTTCAAAAAAGTAAAATTAATGTACAATAGGTACAATGCAGACATGCAGTATATGTCTCAACGAAGTCCGGCCGACAAGAAACAACACTGGACTTCGATGCGGCCATCTGTTCCACACGCACTGTCTCGAGGAATGGAAAAAAAGGGGAAAAAACACGTGTCCGCTGTGCCGGAAGGTGTTCGACACATCGAAGTTCAGGGTCACTGTTCAGATACAGAATAACATCACAGAGGTTGTAGACACTGTGACGTTGAATCAGGAATCCGTGTTTGACGTCTTAGATTTATTCGATATAAATTTTGATTTTGAAAATCTGTTGGATCTAGATTCACTTCTTTCCGACCTTGGTGTGAGTCGGGCCGACCTTGATTCCTCTATTTTTGACGCAGAATGAGCTGCAATACTTCTCATAACTCAGGCTGGGGTAATTCCTGGACGCCTTCCTTGGATCCTTGATCACCTTACCCATCGCGTCCGTCAGGAGAGGACCCGTGGCCCAACCACGCTTGTGACTCCAGATATTACTTTTGAATATTATACGTTTACCCACCTTAAACGGGCCGGCACGCTTGATCCGGGATTCGGGTACTTTGAAGAATTTGGCGACAGATTTTTGGGTATCACCTTTCTTTACCTTGTATTCGATAACGCCGTGTTGTTTATAGAAGTGGAAATCACCTTGGCGGATGTAATTCGTGGGCCGACCAGGCGAGACAAACATCATCATTTTGTAGTAGTTTTTCTTGCATTTTGTGGAGGCATTCGTCTTATAGACCTTTTTTGGGTTGTCCGAAATAACGCGGCGAGGAAGATCTGTGCAGTGGGTGTAGTTGTGAGAGATGCTACTCAGGCCGGAACGGTCTCCCGGTATGGATTTATGCCACCGGTACGCCTCGAAATCGTTGATGGCGTACGCATAACAGTTATTGTTACCAACCCCCCGTTTGGACCCCCATCTCCTATTGGTGAACCTTTTTTCGGACCCACTGAGGGGGAGAACCTTGGTTTTCATCCTTATATTTACCCAGGAAAAAAATATTGTAACATAATAAAACCATGCTCCAGGAAATCTTCACCAAGACCCGAAACAAGTCCGAAGTCGTCAAGGAAATCCTCGTCTTCGTGCTCAACTTGCTCATTTCCACATTCATCCTCCGCCTCGTGTGGAACCGTAGTTTGTCCAAGCACATCGACGTTCTCAAGCCCATCAAGTCGCTACTTGACGCGTTCATCCTCTCCCTCTCCATTCAGGTTGTCCGTGGTATCTAAAATTCTTTGAAACCAACGGTTTCCTCACCAGAGGCGTCTACAGTCGTAGGGAATGCGTCCATTTCAGGACAATCCTCCGAGTCACAGTCGACGAAGGTGAAAGACATACCCGCATCCTTGAAGTAGTCTAACTGCTTACGAGTCCATCCACATCCCATGGTCCCGTAAACGGTGTAGCCACCACCTCCTCCCCCTGACGAAGTCTTCCTGCTGCGCATTAGGATGAGTAAGAGAATTATTATCGCTATCACTGCGAGGACGAGGAACATATTATAGTATCTACAAACAAAAATATTTTAAGATATTATATATGACATTCGGTATCAAAGTCAGAAAATATCACAATTATGTCTCTAAATCGAAGATAAACGACATCTCAAAAAAAGTCAAGGATGGTAAGGTGACTGAGAGTGACGGACTTAAACAGATTTACAACGCCGCTAACGTCAGGTACAGAACGAACTATAGGAGCTGGATGCTTTCGACTGTACCCAAGGCTTTCGGTGCCAACTACGTCACCCGACCTCAGTTCAGAAAGAAGATCAATTCTATCATCTCTCAGATGCCAACTCAACCTCCATGTATCGGTCAGGGTAGAACAAACAAATCAAAAAATAGAGAAGCCGCGATTCGAATGACCGGTCGAGTCGTGCGTTCTACAGCTGGAGCGGTCCTCGGTGCGAGTGGAACCGCCGCTCGAACCGTGGGGTACGCAGGCGCGACCGCCGCAAAAGCTGGTGGGAACGTGGTTCGCGCCATCGGCACGCGTCGTCGCGTCACCACGACGAGAAAGGGAAGACCTTCGCGTCCTCCTAACAGGTACGGGTATAACAATGGCATCAATCGAAGTTAAAATATTTTTAGATTATATACGATGGCCAGGGTAGAGGATTATAGAAAATTAATCCCGGAGGGGAATTATATTAGCATAATAAACCGAAGAGAAAACAAGAATGCTAAAATTGCGAAGTTATACAAGGCGGCGCAGCAACATTACATCCGAAAACAAGAACGACTGTACAAAGAAATAGCTAATACTTTTGGGATCGGCGCGAGGCAGGGTTTTAGGGCCAGGACAACAAAGGGGATGAAAAATTTAGTGGAGGAAAAGATTCTCGAGAATCCATCGAGAGCCGCTCAAAAGATAGTTGATATATTACAAGTTTTTCCTACCGCTCCACCTTGTCCCGTTATAAAACCAGACAGGTCTTGTCAAGTTTCCAAGGCAAGAATCGTGGGAGGTTTCTTAATGCCTACCAAGGGTCCTCGGATGCTTCCAAAAACGCCTAATTCAGCTACACTAGTGAGCCCCGGAACACGGGCAAGGCGAAATCAATTAAATGCCGCTGTGGCTCAGAGGACGAGGGCGAAGACGAGGGCGAAGGCGAGGACGAGGACGAGGACGAAGGCGTAGGTCCATTTTTGTCAGACACGATTGTATTTGAAAAAAAAAGATTAATTACATACCTAATTTGAAAGTGACCGAGACACCCTCTTTTAAATTATTTTTCTACATTTCCTCTTCCTCGATCTCATCGACGTCGTCGTCGATATCTTCGACCACCTCCTCGGGGAAGGTCACGCCCTTGAAGGCGAACGACGGAAGTTTGGCGGATTGCTCGAAAAGCGCTTGCTGAAGACGGATGGTGACTCCGAACTTGTTGTCGATGAACCAAATCTGGCTGAGGTCGACGATCGCACAGACCTTCTGACCCTTCTCGACTGAATCCAGTTCGACTGGCAACTTCTGCATGGAGTAGCACTCGGGAACGAAACCTCCACCGGGCTTCGTGAGAATCTTTAGCTTGATAGTCGGCGCGTACTGCTCCTTACCGGGCTTGACGATCGGCTTGTAGAGAGCCTCCTTGAGCACAGCCTTGTTAAACTCCTTACCGAGCCACTCCTTAGAGTTAGTGGCGACAGTGTCTACGATGATGTCGTCGAGTTCTTGAAGCTTCTTGTGAAGCTCCATGGCCTCGGTGTTTTCGGGGTCAAATGAGAGATCGAGTGAGTAGGAAGTTCGACCGGTACCTTCGTCGGTGAAGGCGCTCAGACCATACGGTGAGCGCATGAAAGGGAATTGAACGTAAATTTTTTTGTTGTCACCCGCGTTCAGGTACACCGATTTTCCTCCGTTCTTGTTCCTACGGAACTTCGAAAATTGGACGGTGGTGGGGTTAAATTCGTTGAAATCTTGGATAGTGAGCGACATTGTTGTTTAGTGGTTATATATATTAGTGCTCCAATATCTTTAAGTACTTTAACCCTGTCCGTCATATCGACTAATACCTCCTTTATTCCCCGACCCGCTACACCACGCCGAACGCGTGCCCTGCGTTCCACCACACCAAGAAGATCTACTGCAACACTGTCTCCCGGGGCATCGCTTGTCATTATTTCCATACCGACCACATCTCCCGTTCGTCGAGGGATTCGAGACCGGAGCCGGAGCCGGAGCCGTAGTGGTGGTAGTGGGAGCCGTAGTGGTAGTAGCACATGGTTTTGTCCCGCACGGTCGCGTTTTCGTGGGTGGACACCCCATGCCACCATTCTTGGGTGCAAGCGTTTGTACGAATGTCATGCTCTGGGTCCCGAACCCACACTCTTTAGAACACGGACCCCAATTGTTCCACATCCCTTCGCAGTTAACCGGTTTGGCGGCCTCGGCTTTCCTGGCGGCCTCGGCTTTTCTGGCGGCCTCGGCTTTTTTGGCGGCCTCGGCTTTTCTGGCGGCCTCGGCTTTTTTGGCGGCCTCGGCTTTTTTGGTGGCGCTCGCTAAGGCAGCGCGGGCGCCGGCTGAAAG